AATACATAACCACAAGAGGCTTAATCATGAATTTGGTTATCCAAAAAGCCTTAAGCATCGTTGGCAGCCAGAAACGACTTGCCGATGAGTGTGGTGTTAGCCAGCCAGCAGTTCACAAATGGCTGAAAGGCGGTCTGGTATCACCAGAGAAAGTATCCGCCATTGTTAATGCCACTGGAGGGCAGGTTCAGGCTCACGAAATCCGACCTGATCTACCGTCCCTGTTCCCTCATCCGGAACAAGCAGCTTAAGCAACACCGCTCTTTAAAACTCTGAACCCGCTCCCGTCTAACCGCAGGAGCAAACCAACTGACCTTGTTACTGCAAGGTACAGCAAGTTCTTACATCACAAGGAAATATAACGAATGGAACGCGCAAACAAACGCAACGAGGCGCTGAAGATTGAAAGCGCCTTACTGAACAAGATCGCAATGATTGGCACTGAAAAGACAGCTGCCGCCATGGGTGTCGATAAGGCGCAGATTAGCCGCTGGAAACGCGACTGGCTGCCGAAGTTTTCGATGCTACTGGCAGTGCTTGAATGGGGTGTCGTTGATGACGAGATGACTCATTTAGCCAGACAGGTGGCGAGCATTCTCACCAATGAAAAAGCCGGGATGAGCAGCAACTCATTCCCGGCCTAACGTATGGATTAACTGGATCAACATACAGGAGTAATTATGAGTAGTTTATCACTGCATTACAAGGCCAAAGAGAAGAACGGTACCGAAACCACGGTTAAGAAAACGTTTTTGGTACCGCTGGCTGAGCTGTACATCGAGCCGGGTTACAACGTACGTGAAATTGACCAGGCGCACATCGAAGAATTCCGCGATGCCTATGTCGCCGGTGAGTTCGTGCCGCCTCTGGCGGTTCAGGTTACCGAGAAGGGCATCAAGATCATTGACGGCCACCATCGCTATCACGGCGCACTTCTGGCCACTGAATCCGGTACCGAAATTCCGCGCCTTGAGTGCAAAGACTTTTCCGGTACCGAAGCTGATCGCATTGCCTTCATGGTTACCAGTAGCCAGGGCAAGCCGCTGACTTCACTGGAGCGTGCAGCTGCATATCAGCGACTGGAAAATCAGGGTTGGTCGGTTAGCGAAATTGCCACCAAGGTAAAGCGCTCTGTTGCTGACGTTGATCACCACCTTCAGCTTCTGAACTGTGGCGATGAGCTTATCAGCATGGTGAAGGCTGGCGAAGTGGCACCGACCACCGCAGTGGCAATGGCTCGCGAGCATGGACCCAATGCCGGTAATGTCGCATCAGAGCAGATGGCTAAGGCCAAAGCCGCAGGTAAAACCAAGCTTTCGCGCAGCGCAGCAATGCCGCAATTCAGCGCATCACGTTCGCGCCGCCTGGTTGAACTGCTATCCAACGCTGAATCATTCCCTCACGGCGATGCATCAGCATTAGTTCTGTCGCAAAACATTGAGTTTGAAGTAATGGCAATCCTCGAAGAGTACCGGTCACAGAATGCCGGTAAGGACAGCCAATGAGTAACGTCGTCAGAAAGATATCTGATCACAAGGATTACCGTCAGCAGGAAGCACAGCCCACAACTGAAAAGGGGTTTGCCTTGTTCCACAGGAAAATTATGGACTGTGGATTCTACAAGGACTCTCAAGCCGTTCACCTCTGGTTCCACCTGGTGATGAAGGCCACACACAAGCCGATTGTTGCATCTACCGAATTTGGCGATGTAACCCTCGACCGAGGTCAATGCATTACCGGGCGACACAAGCTGGCTAGCGAAACCGGAATCTTGCCTGATCGCATTCAGTACCTGCTGAGAAAGTTCGTCAGCATGGAGATGATCAGCGCGGAATCTAACCGTAAATTCACCGTGATATCCATCCTGAAATACGACGAATATCAGGCCGAATATTTACCAACAGATTACCAACAGATTACCAACGCAAACCCGCGTGGCACTAAGGCTGCGGTGATGGTTGTCCCAACAGATTCCCAGCAAATTACCACATACAATGAATTAAATACTAATAACTCAATATCTAAAGATATTGAGTGTGCAACTCCCGCCGCAAAACAGGCTGAACCAAAGCAGAGAATTTCCTGCGAAGAGGTCTGGCAATGCCTGAAGGAAGAACTGCCAGAAGCAAGAGGCTGGCGAGTCATGGACGAAGACCGCCGAAACCTGATCAAACGGTTTTGGGGCAAGGCCAACAAAATCGCTCGTCAGTTCGATAACGGCGAACCTCTCACCATGGACGGATTCCGATCTTACCTCCAGTACATCAGCGCAAACTGCCGCTGGATGCTGGAAGACCGCCCAGACAACCGCACCGGAAAAACATGGCGCCGCATGAAGTTCGACAGCTTCCTGTCTGAAAAGCTTTACCGCGACGTTCGTGAAGGAGACAAGGATGACCGATAACGTTTTACTACCTCCGCACAGCACCGATGCTGAGCAGGGCGTATTGGGGGCACTAATGCTCGACGGCGGCGAAGAGCGCAGCCAGAAGGCGATGGTTATGCTGAAAGCCGAGAGTTTTTACAATCGCTACCACGGTGTGATTTATACCGGCATCCGTGAGCTGATTAGCAAAAACAAGCCGGTCGACATCATCACCCTGTCAGAGTACCTCGACAGCAACGCGCAGGAATACGGCGGCTTTGCCTACCTGGCTGAGCTGGCAAAGAACACCCCATCGGTTGCCAATATCGTTGGCTATGCCTCGGTAGTGCGTGATCGTGCCATGGAACGCTATGCGATTTCCAAGCTGAACGAATCACTGGAAATGCTCTACAGCCGTAGCGGTATGTCTGCCACTGAAAAGCTGGAAGCCGTCAGCACCATGACCAACCTGATTAGCGACCATACCAAGACCGGTGTGCGCCGTGGCCTGCGCTCGTTTGGTGATGTCATGGAAACATGGGTAACCGACCTTGAGAAACGCTTCGACCCGAATGGCGAGCAGCGCGGACTGAGCACCGGCATCCCATCGCTCGATCGGATGTTATCGCCGAAAGGGCTGGTGAAAGGCTCTCTGTTCGTGATTGGCGCAAGGCCAAAAATGGGCAAGACCACGCTGTACAGCAAGATGGCGATCAACTGCGCGGTGCGCGAGAAGAAACCGGCGCTGATGTTCAGCCTGGAAATGCCGGAAGACCAGATTCTGGAGAAACTGGTAGGCCAGCAATCCGGCGTTAACCCGAGCATTTTCTACCTTCCCGCCACCGATCACGAAGACGACCTGTATCAGGGTGACTATGACGGTGATTTCAAGCGCGCCACGGAAACCGCGAACCGGCTGCGTGAACTCGACCTGCTGTACATCGACGATACGCCTGGCATGTCGCTGGCGCACATCGTTGCCGAAAGCCGGAAGATAAAGCGCCAGAAGGGATGCGTCGGAATGATTCTGGTCGATTACCTCACGCTCATGACAGCCGAGAAAGCCGATCGCAACGACTTGGCCTACGGGATGATCACCAAAGGACTGAAGAACCTCGCCAAAGAGCTGGGTTGCGTTGTGGTGCTGCTGACACAGCTGAACCGCGAACTGGAAAAGCGCGTCAACAAGCGACCGTTGCCAAGCGATTCCCGCGACACCGGGCAGATTGAGCAGGATTGTGACTACTGGGTAGCAGTACACCGCGAAGGCGCATTCGATGAAAGCGTTCCGCCTGGCGAAACCGAGCTGATTCTCCGACTGAATCGCCACGGCAACACCGGCACCGTGTTCTGCTTGCAGCGTGACGGCGCTATCTACGACATGGACCAGCAATCGGCTCGGGCAGAACGCGATTCGCGTCAGGCTCCAGTCAAAGGCAAAAGCAAAGGTGGTTTCTGATGATTCTCGATGACGAAGATGTATTTATCATTGCCTCGTACATTTACGCAGACAATCCGCAGATTAAACACATCACTATTGAGCTGCACAAACTGGAAGAAATGCACATGCGCAGCGCCGCATCGCACGTTCATCTCGCTCTGCTTTTTGCATCCGGCAAGCTGTTCTCTGGCAAGAGGGCTGCATCATGACACAGGTAATTCACGGACTGACCCGCGAGCAGTTAATCAAGCGCGTATTTGGCGAAAGCAAACCGGCGCAGCGCGATTCCAGATCCGACGATGGCGGCAAGAGCAAGAAGGGTGGTGACCAATGAGCAAGCTAACCGCTGAGAAGTGCAGGTATCACATTGATCGCTTGCAGGGTTACGTGAGCGAAGGATATTGCCTATCACTGATTGAAGCAGACACGCTGAAGGCATTTGAGATTGCGCTTCCAGTGCTTGAGCGGAAGCCAATAGACTGGTGGGAAGAGATGGAAATGCTTGAGCGGGATCTGGATGCAAAGCACAGAACCTATGTTAAGTGGCGAAAGCGAGCTGAAGATGCTGAGGCCAAACTTGCGGAGTTAGGTCAGGAATGCCAACCCGCCACCACCCCTCAGATTGATAATGGTGGTTGGGTTGAGTTAGTAGATGCGGAGATGCCTGTACATCCTGATAGCGTAGTTGAAGTTAAAATGCGAAACGGTGCAACTGACGGACCAAGAGAGGCTGCGCGTTTTTCCTGGTACCGAGGTAATGAGGTGCGAGATGAGATGGGCTGCGACATCATCGCCTATCGGGTGATTGAGAATGATGGGAGGTAGGGATGAGTGATTTCTTCAATGAACACGTGATGCGATATCACTGGGAGGCTCTCAAGCATCGTCACGCTGAATGGCTGTCCCGAGCTAAACTGGAGGGTTCATGACAACCCAAACCAACGGCGATGATTGCCGTGAAAGTGGAGCTGGGGAAACCAGCAGGGAGCAGTTTGAAGCGTGGATCGAGCGCATAGCCATTTCACAATTAGATGCCGAAGCTGGTTTGCGGGAGTGTTTCACAAACATGCTTTACCACGCATGGGTAGCCAGCCGCGCCACTATCGAAATCACACCACCGAAATTCATCGATAGCCGCGAGGCTCTTTCCAAAGGCTTCATGGTCGATTATTCCAACGGCTATGGTGATGCTATGGATGCGTATGAAGAAAGGCTGAAAGAGGCTGGCATAACCGTGAAGGAGTAACCCATGAGCAACGTAATCCCCCTCAGACCTGACCCACTCCGCCAAGCCTACGAAGCAAACGACAAACTCAACGACACGCAACTGACACCAGAGCAACAGCACCTGGTCGACAGCATTGCGTCATGCCTGGAGAAAGCTATCGAGGAACGCCATGCAGATAGAGCTGATCAAATCGGCCGGGGGGATTTTCACCCCAGCGCTTGAGGCTGACATCCCGCGCCTCACCCGATTCAAAAATGGCGAGCAGTACACCGCCGAAATCAAGCTAACCCGCAACCCCGCCTTTCACCGTAAAACGTTCGCATTCTTCAACTTCTGCTTTCAGCACTGGGCTGCTGACCGGGCAGGGCTTGAGCATGCCGACGAAACCACGCAGTTCAACCGGTTCCGCAAAGACCTGACCATTCTGGCAGGCCATTACGACATGGTGACGAACATCCGCGGCGAGGTAAGGGCAGAAGCAAAGAGTCTGGCCTACGCAAACATGGAGCAGGAAGAGTTTGAGCGCTGTTATTCGTCATTGATTAACGCCGCTATTAAACACGTATTCTCCGGCACCAAAGACCAGAACATTATCAACCAACTCTATTCGTACTTTTAGGAGTTCAATATGCCTAGAGGAAAATCCAAACACCACACTCAGGAAGAGTGCAATCACATCGCCAAGCTCCGTAAGCAGGGGTTGTCATGGCGAATCATCACAGAGCGCCTCGGCATCAACGAGAGCAGCGGTCGGGCAATGCTGGCGAGGGCGCGATGAGCAGACAACGCAAATCACCCACACAAATCTGCATAGACCATCTCATCTACCAGCCCACGAAGCGCACCCGATCAAAACGCAAACCCATCCCGCCAGCCAGTGAGGTGAAGACATTCGATTACACCTACGGATTGCTCAAAGCGAAATGGGACAGAATGAGGCTGACACGATGAAACTTACCCCCAAGCAACGCTCATTACTGCGCATGAAGTTTGGCGGAAGATGTGCTTATTGCGGAAGTGAACTTGCTGAAAAATGGCATGCAGACCACGTTAAGCCCGTTCTTCGCCACATGAATGGCAGCGGAATGATTTATGCGGAACATGACACTGAAGACAATTTAGTGCCGGCATGTCACGGCTGTAATCTCCATAAGCACTGCAACAGCCTTGAAGATTACCGCCGCATTATCGATGACGGCCGCCGCGAATTTCTTCGATCAGGAAAAGGTAAAGCACTTGTCAGAATGGGACTGGTTGAGATGAAGCCCGACCCGATTGTCTTCTGGTTCGAGAGATATCAGGAGGCAGAAGATGCCGCATAAACGCTGCCACCGCTGCCACACCATCCTCACCAGTGAAGACAGGTATTGGTATGGCATCGCATGTGAGTCCTGTGAAACCGACCGGAAGTGGGAAGAGTATGAGCAACACAACCCCATCAAATCAGCCCACTGGCGCTGGCGAGCAATCTGCTTTGGTCTGCGTGTTCTGTGGAACTGGCCTCAAGCCATCGGAAGTGTATTGCTGCACCGGTTGCGCCGACCATCTGATGGGAAGCGATCCGAATTTCGACATGACAGGAGACGATAATGGCACAGGCTAAGCAGCCAAAGCCGAAGAAATGCCCCATCTGCTCCACCGAATACATTCCCCGAAGTTCTCTTCAGAAAGTCTGCCACAACTACAAATGCGCCATTGCCTTCAACAAGAAGCGCGATGAAGAGATTGCTTCGCGCGATAAACGCAAGCAGGACAAGCTAAAGCGTGATGATTTGCGGCAACGAAGGGAGAAGCTCAAGGGTAAGCCGGAATGGAACAGAGAGGCTCAGGCAGCGGTTAATAAGTTCATATTTTGGCGTGATTACGGAAGGCCATGCATCTCATGCGGCCGGCAACTGAATTACGGCGTGCGGGGTGGGGCAGTCGATGCAAGTCACTACCGGTCACGCGGTGCGGCACCATGGCTACGGTTCAACGTTTTCAACAATAACGCCAGTTGCGTTCCCTGCAACAGGGACTTATCAGGCAATCCGATCCCCTACCGAATAAACCTCATCGAAAAGTTTGGCCTGCACAGGGTTGAACGAATCGAGCATGACAACACCGTGCGGAAATTCGACATCGAGTACATGAAGCGAGTGAAGGCCATATTCACCCGCCGCGCTCGTCATTACGAAAAACTCCGCAAGAGACAAATGGAGCAAGCAGCATGAGCAAGATTACCTATCCAATTTCAACAGCGGCTGTTTTTGACGACATCATTTTCCCCATGCATATCGAAAGTCCACTCGACATTGAGCAGGAGTTAAAGCTGGCTATTGGCTGGTTTAGTCGTTGGTGCAATGAGGAAAAGATCGTCGTCAAAGCAAATCTGTTAGTCAGCTTCTGGGGGCTTTACCTGACCTATGAGCAGTCGATGGAGCAAGCAGCATGATAGCCGACTACCTGCGTGACAAGTGGCGGTTCCTCAGGATGTATCGCGCCCGCAATACCTTCCCGGTTGATTACCGGATCATCAAAAACACAGCGAAACTGCAGGGGTTAAAACATGGGGCTTGAAGCGACAGTTAAATATCACTTCCCGAAGGGGCAGATCTTCAGCGGGACAGCGCCACAGACTTCACCAGACACGCTGACAGGCACTGATTACATCGCTGCTATGGGAATGGCAATGGCTCGTGCTCCCATTGGTTATAGCGCGTTTATGGGGAAGGTTGGAGTAAGTGAGAACGACGCCGCACGCGCCGTATCCCTGTTAACTGAATTTTCACTGCAGTCATGCGATAAGGTTGCCGCCTTACGCAAGCTTGATACAGATATTAAACCAGCAGTAATGCAAGTGCTCGCAACATATGCTTACATGGACTATTGCCGCAGCGCCGCCAGCGTAAAACCGTGCGAATGCTGCCATGCGAAAGGATTCATTGAGGCCGATGTGTTCTCGATGAAATCACCGCTATCAGGTGGCTATGCCAGAAACGTCAAAGATACCGTGCGCGTGCTATGCAAGCAGTGCGGTGGCAAAGGTGTGGTATCGACAGCGTGCAGGGACTGCAACGGGCGCGGCCGGGCGGTGATGAAAGCAGAGACTGAAAAGCAGGGCGTGCCGGTAATGGGCGACTGTAAGCGATGCTGCGGGCGCGGGTATGAGCGTATTCCGTCAACTGAAGCGCATAACGCTATTTTCGAAGTAACGGACAGCATCAGCCTCGATACCTGGAAGAAAAGCGTAAAGCCGTTTTATGACGGTCTGATCGGCAAGCTGGAGATTGAGGAATCATGGGCCAATGCGGCGCTTAACAAGGTGACTGCATAACGCAATCGGAAATAGCTCATAAATTTATAGTGGGCTATTTACTTTTCCCGAAGCTGGGGATATGATTCCCAACAGTTGAAGTTGCGCACTGATGTTTGCAGGGTGCGAAAATCGACAAGTTCCGCTAAAAGTGAGAGCCAATAAGCGCCACGGTTACCAGCCGGAGGCGCTTTTTTATTGCCTGCTCACTGCCAAATCTCAAAATCACGCTCTTTTGCGATTGCGTGAGATTATTCAAAGGTCAGCCACAGAGCTGGCCTTTCTCGTTTTCGCCCATGCCAATCAAACAAACATCCCTCGTTATCCTGTGTGGCATCGGGCGAATTTTATGCAAAAAAATCCGCACTCAGGCGGATTATTTAATCTTGGCTACCTAACAGCAACCGGGCTTTTCTCTCTCGACAAGATTAAAGCTAACCGGGCTTGCTCAGTTCAGAAAGTAGACAATTCCTAATTGAGCCAGCTCCCTCAACACAGAGGGGGTCACATGAGTATCGATATGAGCAAACTGGCATCAGGCGCAGCTTATGGCGCATCTGCCGGGACAATAGCAAACGGCTTGCTTACCAAGCTGAGTCCCGATGAGTGGAGTGCCGTGGGTGTGCTGGCCGGTATTGTGGTCGCACTTATTACTCTCGGCATCAACTGGTATTACAAACGCAAGGCCACCAACGCGCAAATCGCCGCGCTCCAGCGCTGGCCTACTGCACCCGATGTCACCACCGAGGATTAACTCATGGCTATGTCCAGTAATCTGCGCAACAAGCTGATCGCTGTTGCCGGTGGTGGTGCTATCGCGATTGCTACCGTGTTTCTTGGCGGCAAAGATGGCGTTGAGGGTCGCGTGTACGAACCTTACAAAGATGTGGCTGGCGTGTGGACTGTCTGCGATGGACATACCGGCAACGACATCATCAAAGGCAAGAAGTACACCGACCGCGAATGCGATCGCCTCTTGAGTGCTGACCTGCAGCCGGTTAAGCAGTCAGTGGACGGCCTGGTAAAAATCCCCCTGGGTGAATATCAGAAAGCCGCGCTCTACAGCTTTACCTACAACGTCGGGTCATCTGCATTTTCTAAATCATCCCTGCTGAAGAAGCTCAATGCGGGCGATGTGACCGGAGCGTGCGAAGAGATGCGCCGATGGGTGTATGCAGGCGGACAGAAATGGCGCGGACTGATGAACCGCCGTGACATGGAGCGTTCAATGTGCCTGGCGGAGAGCGCCAATGACCTTAAGTGACATCAAGTGGGGCGCGGTTGCGATCGCCATTCTCGCGCTGGTCATCATAGGCCTTAGCGTGACGGTGAAGATACAGCACTCAACCAACGCTCAGTTGCAGACGGAAAACAAAACCCTGACGCAGCAGAAAGAGCAGGCAGAGGCCATCACCAACAACGTGATTACCGCCGTCAACCTCATCAACGACATATCCCGAGCCACCCATGAAGAAAAAGAGACAGTTGCTTCGGATGCTGGCCTTCGGGTTGTGTATATCAGAGATAAGCTCGCCAGTGATGCGTGCGCTAACACCGTTATTGATAACGATGCTGTTAACAGCCTGCGGAACTACGCAGACGGTTTACGTAAAACAGCCGTACGTACCGCTCAGTAATGAGCTAACCGCTGACACCGCTTACCCCATTATCCCGGACAACATGACATGGTCGCAGAGCCTGCAATTAAACGTGCAGGCTTTCAGCGCGATTGGTCAGTGCAACCTGGATAAAGCCGCTATTCGCAAAATCGAACTGGAACGGCAGAAATGACCAAATTCCTGATATGGCTTAAGAGCCTGTTTATCCATCCTAAAGAAGAGAGCATCCAAATGCCTGAGCCATTGAATGACGCAACCACAGTACAGCCTGTTGCAGCAGCACCCGTTACCGTTGAAGTAATCACCCCGTCAGCAGAAGTGAAAGCAGGCGTGCAGGACTTCGAAGCAGCGCTGGCTTTTGTTGAGAGCGGTGTAGCTCAGCTGGGTTCAGCGGCTAAAGATGAGTTGAAGGCTTTAGCTAAGAAGTATCTGTAAGTCACCTACAGGCGCATTTTATGAGCGCGTACGAAAATGCATTGTTTTTAATACATTTATCCCCATATATGCCGAGAGCATGACGCTCTTACCTATGGGGTTTTTAAATGAAGTCAGAAAATAAAATGCTTGAAGGGTACTTTGGTATTCCTGATTCGGGGTTCACAACCGAGCAATGGCAAAGATATTTAGCGGTGCAAGCTGCACTCGAAATTGCTAAAGCGACAGTAGGAGCCAGTTTCAACGGCAGCTTTTCTAAAGCTGCAACAGAATTAGACGCGGTGGCGGAACGAATCGAACCAATGGCTGATTCAATTCAAGCAGCAATAAGTAAATACTAATTCATTTTGATTTCAAACCGCCTCAGGGCGGTTTTTTATTAGATGCAAACTTCCAATAAACTCTGAAAAATTCATGAAAATAAATTAGTTATACAGTATTGCGAATAAATGTTACGAATTATACAATTCCAATTCACTGTTTATTTATACAGTGCTTTTGATTCATTTTTACGTCAAAGAGGAATTGTATGAGTTCAGGAAATGGTTTTGATAATGCTCATAACAACCAGTTTGGTGGCGGCGGTCGCGGCCCAACTGGTGGTGTGAATATGGGCTCAGGTTCGTCGGGTAATGCAGGTGGTCGTGGCAACGGATATTACACTTATGATCCAGGAACGCCGACCTCTGCAAAAGTTGTTAATGGTGAAGTGCGCATCGAAATCAATGGCGGGATGAGGTGGGTAAGTGATAGCTCAATTCATTGGTCTGATGGGAAATCAGGCAGTGATGGTCGTGATAATTTGCGTACCAATGTCACTGCTAAAGTTCCATCTGGATATCGCTCAGCGGTCGATGGCTACCTTTACACTGTAACGGTAGATGGCAACGATAATATTACGAGCATCAGCCTTTACTCTCGGCCTGTATTCAACAGTCGTAAAGACTGGAAAAATGGTGAGACTTCGCGACAGGCTCAAGCCCGCGCTCTTGTCCAGGTGCAGTTAGATGCAAAAAAAGCTGCTGCGGCAGCTGCTGCCAAAAAGGCTGCAGAAGATGCTGCGGCTGCTGAGGCTAAGCGAAAGGCTGAAGAAGAAGCTAAGCGTAAGCAGGCTGAGTGGGATGCAGCGCATCCAGTTGAGGCCGCACAACGCGATGCTAATACTGCTCAGGCTAATGCGAACACTGCAAACTCAAATCTCGCAAATGCAAAAAATTCGCTCAACGCTGCAAATGGTCTTGTTGCACAGCGACAAAATGAGTACAACGCTGCAGCTGCTGCTCAGGAAATAAAGCGTCAGGAGTGGACAAAAACTCCATCTGGAGCGCCAGCTACAACTCCAGCAGGCATGATAGAGCGTGCAAAGTATGCTGAGCTGCAAGCAGCCATGAAAGTCACCGCAGAAAAGAAAGCTGCTTTGGATGCGGCTGTAAATCAGCGTAATGCCTCTCAGACTAATGTTAATAACCTCCAAGCTCAGGCCAACACTGCTAATTCTTCGAAAAGTGCCGCAGATGCAAGACTGGCAAAAGCATTATCTGATGCTGAGGCAAAGCGCAAAGCCGAAGCGGCTCGTCAGGCTGCTGAAGCTGCTCGTCTAAAAGCACAGCAAGATGCAGCTGCGAAAGCAAAGGCTGAGGCTGATGCAAAGGCAAAAGCAGAAGCCGAAGCAGCTACCAAAGCCGCTGCACTTGAGGCGGCTCGCTCCAAGTTGGAAGAGCAAAACGTATTTGGTTTTGCCGGTTTTCCCGCAGTAGCGGTTTCTGCAGCACCCATCAAGTTTGCTGAAACAGGCTTAGG